ATGAATGAAAACGGCCGCCCCGATGACGAGTCGGGACGGCCGCTGATCGTGTCGCCGCGCGGCTACCACCCGCGCGATCAATCCCTCGGGAAGCAGGCCCGAAAGATGTCCCACCACTATACCAATTTCGTTCATTCTTCAACGCTTTTGACCGAAGGGGAGCGCTTCGTTGCATGGCGTTCCGAGGCCCGGGACGACAAGCCCACCAAGGTCCCCTATGATCCGCGCACCGGACGGCGGGCGAAGTCCGATGATCCGGCAACGTGGGGCACGCGCGAGGCCGCGGAGCGCCGAGCAACGATGCTCCTCAATGGCGGCCGCACGGGCGGCATCGGCGTCATGCTGGGCGACGTGGGCGGGGGACTGTACCTCTGCGGCGTCGACCTCGACTCCTGCCTCGACGGCGACACGCTCGCCCCATGGGCCACCGACGTCGTCGAGCGGTTCCGAACGCGAGCGGAGATCAGTCCCAGCGGGCGCGGGCTCAAGCTCTACTTCGTCGTGACGAGCGCTGATCGCGAGGCGTTGGGGCCGCGCCAACGGATCGCCTTCAGCAAACCCGACCACTGCGAAATCGCCCTCGACCTGGGCGGACGATACTACGCCCTGACCGATCACCACTGGGTGGCCGAACTACTCGTTGGAGCGCTAGAGGGCCTGCGCATCGTGCCGTTGGAGGACTTGCGGTGGCTGGTCCACACGGCAGGGCCGGCGTTCATGGGGAAAGCCTCCAGCGCGAAGGACGACACGGACTCCGGCGTCCTCTACCGGCTGGCGCGCCGCTTCAAGCTCAGTGGCCGGACGTTCGACGACTTCCTCGCCGCGATCGAAGACGACGAGCGCGCGGCGGCCCACGTCGCGAAGGAAGGCGAGAGGGCGGCCGAACGGGCTTGGGCGCGCGTGGTCGACCCGCGCGATCCGCTGGACGCCTTCGACGATGACGAGATCGCTGCGGATATAGAGGCGGTGGTCGGCAAGCTCCCGGCCGATCCGATCACCGCTCGGCTTAATGGTCGCTACGCGCTCGTACGCCATGCCGGCCGCACGCTCGTCGCTGAGTTCGGCCGCGACCGTGCGCCAAATCTCGGCACGGTCGACGACCTGCATCGCTGGTCGGCAAACGACCTCGTCCCAACGTCCGACGGCAAGAAGATGGAGCCCGCGTCCCTCCACTGGCTAAGGGATCCGCGCCGCCGGCAGTTCTCAGAGATCGTGTTCGACCCCAGTGGGCGGGCGTCCCCGCGAGCGCTCAACCTCTGGAGCGGCTGGGCCATCGAGCCCGATCCAGCCGCTTCGTGTGACCTGATCGTAAGCCACGTGCGCGAGGTGCTGGCAGGCGGCGACGAAGAGCGCTTCCGTTACATCATTGGGTGGCTTGCGGACATGGTCCAAAACCCAGGCAGCAAGCCCGGCGTCGCTCTGGTTCTCAAGGGGGGCAAGGGCGCGGGCAAAGACACCCTCGCCGTCGTCATGTCGCGGATCGTGGGCCGGCGGCACGTCGCCCACATCGACAACGCGGACCGGCTCACAAGCCGTTTCAACGCCCCGTTCGCATCCGCCCTGCTGGGCCACGTTGAGGAAGCGTTCTGGGCCGGCGATCGAGGAAAAAAGGGCGCGCTGCAAGCCCTGATCACGGCCCCGACAATGACGCTCGAAAAGAAGGGGATCGACTCGGTCGTGGTGGCCAGCTTCGTCCGGTTCGTCATGACGACGAACGAGGATTGGGCCGTCCCCGCGTCGCATGACGAGCGCCGCTATGCTGTTTTCGACGTTTCGGACTGTCGGATCGGAGATCGGACGTACTTCCGCGACCTCTACGCCCAGATCGAAGGCGACGGGGCTGCGGCGTTCCTCGCGCACCTGTTGGCAGTTGACCTGCGAGGCTTCTCGGTTCGCGACGCGCCCCAGACGGAAGCCCTCAGAGACCAGAAGCTCGCCTCGCTCAGCGGCGTCAACCGATGGTGGTTCGAACTGCTGCACGACGGGGCGCTCGCGGGGAGCGAATTCGACGGGCCGTCCTGGGAAGACGCGTCGATTGAGGTCGACCGTTCGGCCCTGCGGGCGTCCTACGAGGACTTCGTGCGTAAGAACCGCTTTCAGGGGGAGGCGATTAACTCGATCCAGTTCGGCCACGCTCTCAGGGCGATGCTTCCTAGTCTAGGGGATAAACGTCCCCGCGTAGAGGGCGGACGACGGCGCTTCTACACCTTGCCTGCGCTCACACAGTGCCGCCGGGAATTTGAAGCGTGGTTTGGCGACGAACCCAGTTGGGGGACGACGTGATGGCCCAGATGGTCCAAATGACCCCGAACAACACACCGTTCATCTGGACCGAAATTCATCAGCAATTGCAGTCGATTACCTCTATCGGTCCAGATGGTCCAGATGGTCCAGATGAAAGAGGACTTCTTATGGAGAGAGGAACTGAGGCCGGAGGGGCAAATGCGATTCCTATAAAGGTTTGCTCGAAATCATCTGGTCCATCGGGACCATCTGGACCGGCCCAAGAGTATCAACGGTTTGCGGGCACGGGTCGTCTGGACCGCCGTCTGGACCATCGGGACCACGCGACCCTGAGACCCCCCAGAGGCGTGGGTCCCTCTGGGGGGCGGCCGTTCGGGGGGACGCGGAGCTCCCGGAATTTCCCCCTGTGGGGGAAAATGCAAATTGGGATCGTAGAATGACCCACGAAGAGGCCTTCGCCGCTCTGGTGGCAGATCCCGCCGATTACCCTCAGCTTTTCCCCCCTGTGGGGGCGACGATCACGACGGATCAACTGGCCGACCTGCTCGACCTCACCCCCACACGCGTCCAGACCCTTGTCCGGCAGGGGATCATCCCCCAGACGAGCCGAGGTCGCTACGACCGTCGCGATGCTGTCCGGGCCTATAGCGCCGACATGCGCAAAAGGGCCGCCGGTCGAGGCTCGGCGAACCCAGAGTGGACCGCTGCAAAGACGCGCGCCGCCGAGGCGCAGGCCGTGAAGCTGGAAACCGCAAACGCGCTCGCACGAGGCGACCTGCTCTCCGCGGCGGACGTGAAGGCGGAGTGGGCCTTGATCCTGACGGACGTTCGCGCCGCAATGCTGGCCGTCCCCAGCCGGCTCCCCGAACTGGACCGCGCCGCCGTCGCGAGAGTCGACGCCGAAATCCGCGCCGCGCTGGAGGGCCTGTCCAATGGCTGAGCTCGCAGCCGTCCGCCGCGACGCTATGGCCGCGCTCCGCCCGCCGCCGCGGCTCGACCTCGCCGACTGGGTCGAGGCCAACGTCTATCTTCCTTCCAGCCTCGCGGCGCATCCGGGCCGCATGCGGCTGTGGCCGCATCAGGTGGAGATGGCGCGCAGCATGGGGGACCCGGCGGTCGAGCGCGTATCGATCCTGAAGAGCGCCCGCGTGGGCTATACACAGCTCGCCGTCGCCATGCTGGGGAACTTCGTGGCGAACGATCCCGGTCCGATCCTCGTGGTGTTGCCGGCAGAGTCCGACTGCCGGGAGATGATCGTTGGCAACGTCGAGCCTGTGTTCGCCGAGAGCCCAGCTCTCCGCGCAGCACTGTCATCGGCGGAGTCCGACCGCGACACGCTGTTTTCGCGCCGCTTCCGAGGCGGGAGCCTCAAACTCGTCTCAGCCCGCGCGCCGCGCAACCTGCGCGGTCATACGGCCCGCGTGCTGCTGCTCGACGAGGTCGACGGCTTCGAGGTGGACGTGCGGGGCGAAGGCGACCCCGTAGCGCTTGCGGAGCGCCGCACGGCGACCTTCGGCAACAGGAAGATCGTGATGGGCTCCACGCCCGTCCACGAGGGCACCAGCCGCATCCTGCGGGCCTATGAGCGATCGGACCGGCGCGTCTACGAGTGCGCCTGCCCGGCCTGCGGCGAGCGCCATGAGCTACGTTGGGCGGACATCCGTTGGCCGGACGATCAGCCCGCGCGCGCCTTCTGGGCCTGCCCCACGTGCGGCGGCGTGGTCGAGGATCGGGACAAGCCCGCTTTCATCCGCTCGGGCCGCTGGCGCGCCACCGCGCCGGAGGTGAAGGACCATCACGGTTATCGCGTGAGCGCTCTCGTCAGTCTCCTGCCGAACGCCGCATGGGGGAGGCTCGCGGCCGAATTTCTGGAGGCGAAGAAGAGCCCCCAGACGCTCCAGTCCTTCGTCAATACGGTGCTCGGGGAGGCGTGGCGCGACGACGGCGAGGCGATCGACGAGGGTGCGCTCGCCAACCGCCGGGAGTCGTTCGGTCTCGACGCCATCCCGCCCGAGGCGCTTGTCGTTACCGCCGGATGCGACGTACAGGACGACCGCGTGGAGATCTCCACGGTGGGCTGGACGAAGGACGGCGCGGCGCTTGTGCTCGCCCACGACGTGGTTTGGGGCTCGCCGCTGCAGTCCGACACCTGGGCGGAGGTCGACGACCTTCTCCGACGCTCGTGGCCGCATCCCAACGGCGGCACGCTGCGGGTAGACGCCGCCGTGGTCGACTCCGGCTCGGGCGGGCACACGGACGCCGTCTATGCGTTCTGCCGGCCCCGCACGGCGCGGCGGGTGTTTGCGGGCAAAGGCGTCGCGGGCTTCGCGCGCCCGATGGCGGAGATGTCCAAGGCGAAGGCGCTGCGGCTGATCCTTGTGGGCGTCGATGCGATCAAGTCGCAGATCATGAACCGCCTTCAGTCCGGCGCGTCGATCCGCTTCGGGGCGTCCCTCAGCCTCACGTGGTTCGAGCAACTGGCCTCGGAACGACGCGTGGTGCGCTACGTCCGAGGCCAGCCTTACAGGGCGTTCGAGCGCATCTCTGGGCGTCGATCGGAGGCGCTGGATTGCCTCGTCTACGCGACCGCAGCGCGGCAGCTGGTTCACGTTTCGCTAGACAGACGGGAGGAGGAGGTTGCGACGGCCGCAGCGCCGCCGAAGCGGCCGAACGTGGTCCGGAGTGCATGGCTGGACAGTTGAGGGCTGGCGGGCTCTTCTAGAGTCCCGTCTAAACAGAACGGGTTAAATTTGATTGGAGAAGCCCAGTGGGCTCAAAACGCGTCAGAAATCTTTCGCACCAAGAAATAATTACCCATATAGATTCGATTGTGAAGAGTTTGAGCCATCTATGTAAGATATACGATGAAGGTCACCCCTATATATCATTTTCTATGGCTACAGAGATTGAGAAAATACTTGTCAGCAATCCAATTGCAGTAAAATATAGATCAAAAAAAGTATTTAAAACTCAAGATACGCCGGGTGATGAGAGAAATTTAATGCCTGAGCACAAACTGATAATGGGGCGGCTCGATTCATCAGTCCCGATTTTTGATTATTTACCGATCTATCAGGGGGATTGGAGGCCTATCGAGGTCGATTTCGTCGATTGGTGGAACCGTGATGTAATTTACCGGGCTAGTGCAGCAAAGGCGGGTGCACCCCCTGGGGCCATACCTCTTGAGCCTGAAGACCAAGTCCCATACAAGCGGCGCCAGAAATTTGTCCGAAGGGATATTGTCTCAATGATGCGCAATAAATTCGGCGCTCACTTGGACGATTCTGTGCCCGAAAATCTAGATGAGCTGCAGAAAACAAGCTCATTCGGCATTAACGTTTCTCAAGTTTTGGACGACGGTACTGAGCTTAATAGTTGGGATGGCAGCTTGAATATCGGCGCTGGTCCGTGCGCTGCAATGATGCGGCAGATCGCGTTTGAGGTTTTGGCCGCTTACAAATAATTAGGCGAAATTATACTTCAGCCGAACCACTTCTTCGACAGCGCGCGCATGTCCGCGATGAACTGCGCGCGCTCGGGCCGGCCAGCCGCCCACGCCGCGGCGCTGGCCTCGTCATAGAACCAAGAATCAACCTTGCCGTACTGGGCTTCGAAGCGTTGCCGTAGCGCTTCGCTCTCTCGGTCGAAGCGGCCCTCCGCAGACGCCCGGTAGGTTTGAGCGGACGCCTTGAACCACGCTCGGCCGATCGTGTCGCCGTACTGCGACCGTCGATCCCGAAAGCGCCGCTCCCAAGCCCTTCGCTGCTGACGGGACAAGCCCTGCGGCGGACTGAGATCCAGTTCTTCGGGCGGCACGATGCGCATCAGGGGCTCCTAAGAAAAAGCCCTCCCGCGCTGGAGACGAGCGCGGGAGGGCCGCCGAGGCCGGCCGAGGAGCAATGGCAAAACCACCCGGCCGACTTGCTATATCCACCCGAGTTCACAGCTCGCGTCAAGCATAAAATCTGCAATCGATTGGCTACGTGGAGTTGCCTATACTACGAGAACTATGACCTTGGCGAATTAAGACTTGCATTCGAGCGGAGGACTCGGTCTATCATCGTCGCGCCCCCTGACGGAGAACGCGACATGCTTCAGAGTGAACCCGCTTGGCCCGCCCGACATGTTCCGGAGACCAAAAGCCGCGAAGGGATGACCTCGATCGAGGTTGCCGAACGTCTTTCCGAGCGCGGAACGCTCGATCGCGACTTCATTCTGGCGCGGTTTCGCGGCTTTGTTCGCAGGAACTACGTCACGCCGGCGGGTCTCTACGTAGGCGACAAGAAAAAGGCGTACCTTTACGGCCTGCCGGAAACGTTCATCGGCGGCGTTCTTTCGCGTCTGTGTGACGCCGGGTTCAACGATAGCGGCGTCATGCTCGCCGCGTCGCATGCCCTCACGAGCTTCGCGGTTGAGGACTTTCCGGACGGTCCCCCTTTTCTCCACGCAAGCCCGACGACCCGGGCGGCGTCCCCGGCCGCCGTCGTTCTCGACGCCTATGCCGTCGGCGCGCGCGGTTGGATGCTCGACGTGGCGTGCTTCCGTCATCCCGACCACCCGAACCCGGTGAGCCGCGCGCGGATCCGAAATCAGATCATCAAAGGGCCGAACGGCGAGCCGACCGGCACCGACTTTCGGCCGAGCGAGGGCTTCGTGCTTCGCTCAACCCACGTTGTCCCGCTCGACGACGTTCTTCGAGCGCTCTTCGACGTAGCCCCTCGGCCCGGCGAAGCCGTCCACTGACATGCTCGCCCGCGCCCGCGCCTTCGTCGCTGAACTGATCCGCCCGGCCGCGTCCGAGCGAACCCGCCGCTTCGACGGCGCGGCGGGCGGCAGGCGCTTGGGTGGCGTCGGCACGATGGGGCCGATCAATCCCGAGGTAGGGGCCGCGGCCCATATGGTCCGTGCTCGGGCGCGATACCTCACGCGCAACAATCAGTGGCTCGCGAACGCCGTCGCGAACTGGACGACCTCGCTGGTCGGCTCCGGCATTCGCCCGACGAGCGCCAGGCCTGAAGCCCTAGCCGCCTTTGACACATGGGCGCTCGACGCCGATGCGGATGGCCGCACAGATTTCTGGGGCCTGCAGTCCGTCATCGCCCGCGCGCTCGTAGAAGACGGAGAGTCCTTCGTCCTGCTCCGCGCCGAAGACGAAGGCTTCCGGGCGCTCGTGATCCCCGCGGAACAGGTGGACGAGTCCGCGACGCGCGACCTCGACGGCGGCGGGTACCTCGTGCAGGGCGTCGAGTTTGACGCATCTGGGGCTCGTGTCGCCTATCACGTGCTCCCGCACCGCCCCACGCAGATGTTCGCCAGCTACGCGCCGCCCGTGCGGATCGACGCGGCCGACGTTCTCCACGTCATGGCCCCGATCGCCCCCGGTCAGGTGCGCGGCGTCTCATGGCTCGCACCGATCATCCTCCCGGCGAACGAACTGGACCAGCTGACGGACGCCTTGCTGGTCTCTACAAAAATCGCCGCGATGCACGCGGGCTTCCTCGTGGATCAGAATGGCGCTGGCGAACCGTTCGACGGGGATCCGAACGACATCAGCCTGGAGCCGGGCGTCGTTCGCCGTCTCCCCGCCGGCTTCGACATCAAGTTCAGTGGCCCCCAGCAGGTGCAGCAGACCGCGGAGTTCGTGAAGCATTCGCTCCGGGGCCTCGCGGCGGGCCTTGGCCTGCCGACGCACATGCTCGACGGGGACCTGAGCGGCGCGAACTATTCGAGCCTTCGGGCCGGCCTGATCCCGTTCCGCGCCCGCGTCGAACAGATCCAATACGGCTGTTTCACGCCCCAGCTTCTCCGCCCCCTCTGGGCTCGCGTCCAGCTCCTTACGGGCGTCCCCGACGCCGTCGCCGAATGGCTCCCCCCGGCATGGGCTCAGGTCGATCCGCAAAAGGCGATCGAGGCGGACGTCGCCGAGATCAACGCAGGCCTCGCGTCGCGCCGCCAGAAGGTCGCTGCGAGAGGGTGGCCCGTCGAAGAGCTTGACGCGGAGATCGCCGCCGACCGGGAGCGGGAAGCCGGTCTCGGGCTGACGTTCGGCTCTGCTGCAGCAGAGCCGAACGAGCCCCAGCCTGAGAAGGAGCCCGAGTGATGGCCGGCCCGAAGAAACGCCCGTCTGCGGAATGGACGCGCCCGCTGCGCGACGAGGTGAGAGTCGAGCGTTCGATCCTTCGCCATGCGCCGGCCGATGCGCTGACCCCGCGCTATCGCCGAGGATCCTTCGGACCGTCGAGCTTCGACGAGGCGGCGATGACCGTCGAGGCGGTCATCTCAACCTATGCGGACGTCCAACGCCGCGACGGTCGGGGGTCGTACGTCGAGCGACTCGATCCGGCCGGCTTGGACACGAGCCGCCTCGTCGGCGCTCCCCTGCTCGACGGCCACCGGCAGGGCGGAAGCCGCGACGTGATCGGCGTCGTGCAGTCCCTCCGGCATGAGCCCGGCCGCCTCGTCGCCGTCCTCCGCCTGTCGACAGCGGACGACGCCGCCCCGGCTGTCACCCGCATCCGCGAGGGCGTCCTTCGCGGCGTCTCCGTGGGGTACCGCGTCGCCTCGTGGCGGGAGTCCGTCGAGAGCGGACAGCGCGTCCGAACGGCCTCGGCCTGGGCCGTCTTCGAGGTCTCCGCCGTCCCGGTCCCCGCCGACCCCAACGCCAACTTCAGGAGTTCCCACGTGGAAGAAGATGACATCCAGACCGTCGAACGGTCTGAGGCTGAGCCGACAGTCACCGAAACCCGCGCCGCAATCCGAGGCATCGGCCGCGCCGCGGGCCTTCCGACCACTTGGGCGGACGAACAGATCGACGCCGAATCAACCGTCGTCGAGGCCCGCGCGGCCGCCTTCGAGGCGATGCAGACGCGTTCGCGCACGACGCCGCGCATTCGCACGGCCGCTCCGGAGGCCGATCCGACCATCCAGCGCCGGGCGATGGCAGACGCCCTCGCGACCCGTAGCGGCGTCCCGCTCGACGACGCCCGCGCGGAGGCGGCGCGGCCGTACCTGGGCCATTCGCTCCGGGACTTCGCCCGCGCCTCGCTTGAGGCGCGCGGCCACTCCACGGCCGGCATGGCCCCCGACGCGCTGTTTCGGGCCGCGCTCCACACCACGTCCGACTTTCCGCAGCTGCTGACCGGCGCGGGCCGTCGCACGCTGCTTGCCAGCTACACGGCCGCCGCCTCGCCGCTCAAGACGCTGGCCCGGCAGGGCTCCCGCGTGGACTTCCGCACGGGCTCGGCGCTTCGCCTCGGTGAGATCGGCGCGCTTCATAAGGTGAGCGAGTCCGGGGAGCTCGGACACGTCACCCGGTCGGAGGCCGTCGAGAGCTACGCGCTCGACACCTACGGCGCGCTGTTCACGATCAGCCGGAAAGCCCTGATCAACGACGACCTTGGCGCGTTCAACGACTGGGCTTCGGCAGCGGGGCAGGCCGCGGCCCAGACCGAGGCCGCGTTGCTGTGGAGCCTCCTCGCTCAATCGGCCGGCGCTGGTCCGCTGATGAGCGACGCCAAGCGGCTGTTTCACGCCGACCACGGCAACCTTCTCACCGGCGCGGCTCTCAGCGTCGAGGCGCTGTCCGCCGCGCGGCTCGCCATGCGGAATCAGACCGGGCTCGACGGCAAGACCCGGATCGCCGTGACGCCGAAGTACCTGGTGGTCGGTCCCGAGCTTGAGACCACGGCTGAAAAAGTGCTGGCGTCGATCTACGCGGCCACTACGGCCGACGTGAATCCGTTCTCACAGAAGCTCACGCTTCTCGTGGAGCCGCGGATCATGGACGACTCGTGGTTCGTCTTCGCCGACCCCGCGACGGCCCCCGTGCTGGAATATTCGTACCTCTCCAGCGCGCCCGGGCCGCAGATGTCCGAGCGCGAGGGCTGGGAGGTCTTGAGCCGTGAGTTCCGGGTCGTGCTGGACTTCGGAGCGGGCGCGCTCGATTGGCGCGGCGTCGTCCGCAACCCCGGCGTCTGATCCATGGCCTCGCTCGCGGACCTCGTGAAATGGCGGGACGCGCTTGTGGAAGCGCGTCTCTCGGGCGTGCGCGAGCTTCAGGACCAGAACGGGGAGTCGGTCCGTTACGGGACCGACTCTGAACTGGCGCGCGCCATAGCCGCCGCCGATCGGGAAATCGCGGCTATGGGCCGCCGGACCTCAAACGCCTTCACCTTCAAAACCTCGAAAGGGCTCGACCATGCGTAACCACGTTCAAAAGGGTGAGAACATCACCATCCCGTCCCCGGCCGTCGTGGCCTCAGGCGACCTCGTGGTCGTCGGCGCGCTTTACGGCGTCGCAGCTGGCGACGCGGCCGTGGGAGCCGACCTCGACCTCGTGACGACTGGCGTCTATACGCTTCCGAAGGTCAGCGCGCTCGCCATCGCCATCGGCGATAAGATCTACTTCGACACCGCGACCAAGCTCATCAATAAGACCGCGAGCGGAAACACGTACATCGGCGTTGCGGTCGCTGCCGCGGCCAATCCATCCGGCACGGTCGCCGTCCGGCTGAATCCGAGCTTCTGACCGTGAGCGCAGACGAGATCGAAGAGCTTCGCGACGTCGTCGCCGAATACACGGCGACTAACCCGCTGCTCGTGCCTGTGTTCGAGGCGTTCGAGCGTGATTTGGCCGAGGCGCGCAGGCGCGAAGCTGCGGTGCGCCAAGCCCGGCGGTTGTCCGCCCCGGCGCTCCTCTAGAGGGCGATCCCCTCTAGCAGCTTGGCGCGGTGCTCCAGCGCCCCGCCTTCGCCGTAGCGTTCCCGGCCGCCGAGGCTGTGGCCCATGAGGTCGCGGCGGATGCGTTCGTCGATCCCGGCCGTGAGCATGCGGTCTTCGAAGCTGTGGCGCAGGGAGTACAGAGAATGGTCGGGCGTCTGCTTCAGCCCGTTAGCGGCCAGGAAGGCGTTGATGGTCGCGCTGATCTTGTCCTTCCCCGCATAGGTCGGGAAGCCCTTTGGGCATGCCCGGAACGCCTCCAGCGACACGCCTGTGAGCGGGATGAGCCGCCGACTGGTCTCGTTCTTCAACTGCCGCCCCACAGGCTCAATCGAGATGTATGGGGTCTTTCCGTCCAGCCGAATGTGCTGGGGCAACAGGCCCGCGCCCTCGCTCGGGCGATAGCCCGTGTTGACCATCCCGAGCACAATGCAGCGAGCTTCCGTGTTGAGGCCGTCGAGCGCGCCGGGCTTCAGCAGTCGAGTCTTAATCCACTCGACGCTGAAGGGCGGGCGGGCGCGCCGCTCGCCTTCCCTGAACGACAGATCGGAGAGCGGCAGGACGAGCCCAAGCCGCTTCATTTTGTTGACCGTGCGCCATACGACCGCGAGATGGGTAAGGTCTTTGTTGGCGCTGTTCGGCGTGAGGTCTTCCGCCTCCAGCCGATCAAGCCACCACTGGCGAAAGTCCAGCATGTCGTCGCCGGTGATGTCGGCGAGCGCCTTATCGCCGACTTGCTCGACGAAGTTCCGGGTCGCCTTCTTCAGCGGGTTTTGCCAGCGCCGAAGCTGGTCCTCACTCTTGCCGAGCGTCTTGTCTTTCGCGAGCGTCCAGTAGAGGTCCAGCGCCTTCGACACCGTAATTTTGGCCTCGGGCGCGCCACCAAGCAGCGCCGCCGCCGCGAGCGGGTCGGGCTTGCCGTTCACGATCGTCGCGCGGACGCGCCGGGCGCGCTCTTCCAGCGGCAGGGCGGCGACGCGTTCCGCAGGCAGGAAGTTGAAGCCGAGATGCGCCGCGAGGTTATGGGCGGCGGCGAACCGCTTCTCAGCGTCCACGTCCTGTCCCGCAAGTCGGGCCTCCCAGCCCTCCACGAGATTCGCCCAAACAGCCGCCGCCTTACGCTCCGCGACGGATCGGGAATCGGTCTTCAGGCTCTTCAGGACGTGCTTGCGGTCTTCGACGGCAGCGAACCGCGTCGGAACGCGTCGGTAGAGCGACCATCCGCCATTGCGGAAGACGATGATGTCCTGAGCCAT